CGAATACTTCATGATCGTGGCTTTGCTTGTGGGCTCGTAGAGCGGAATAACGACTTCCTCGAACTGCACCCCGATCTGCTTCAGAACGAGCCAAGGTCGCAAGGACCACGACGAGTAGTTCTTGTTACCGAGATAGATTATGAGATCGGCCATATGCCGTGCCCTCGCTCAACTGATCGAGTCCAAATCTGCCGGGAATCAAGCCACGGCGCAACCGATGGCGGAGGCGGGGCCGAGGTCAGACCCCCCATTGCTTTATCCATAATAAGCATCCCACAAATTGCAGCGCTCCCCACAGGTTGTTCAATTTCCCGTCTATAAAAAAGGACCAGCCGTGATCCGGTCAACGTCCACATTTCTTATAAAATCAGCCGATATTCAGCAGGTTCAAGGTCTGATTGCGCATCGGCGAATTTGCTGTGCCCCGGCGGCGAGTCCCCAACGTAATCATCGTGTGTTTACTACTACGTTACGACAGAAGAAGCAAAAAATATTATTGAAAAACGTCCAACATTTGAGGAAAATACTGCGCGAATGGTTTGAGATATCCTCTTTAACAATAACCGTCCCCTAATTCTCGCAGTGCTAACTTCGCTACGCTGAGAGCTCGGTCGAGGACCTGTCCCATTGGGTGCGGCCCGATGATCAGCTTCGCAGGTTTTAGCGACGTAGAGTCGTATTCTTACGGGAGAAGTTCATTTCTTTAGAGAATTGGAGCCGGCGTGGTAAGGCCGGCATGGCGGTGGCCGGCCCACCGGGTCAAGCGCTCACCGGTTGAGGAGTTATTTCCGAGCACGCCACGGCTTCATAGCGCCGACCTCAACAAAATCGCAGCCGCCAGCGTCGAGTGGGGAGGCACGATCTCGGTGCTGGCTGATGAGCATCAAGCCTTTGGTGGATTCCTCGGTGAGCGCGCCAACGCGCCCGAGCCGGGTCAATCAGGAGCAATACATGGCTAGAAAAAGATTCGTCGCAACCCATGCGATGCGCGAGCAGGTGCGATCCTTGGCGGCTCGCGGCGTCAGGCAGGATGACATCGCCGCGATCATCGGATGCGATGCGAAGACGGCGCGCAAGTACTTCCGTGAAGAACTCGATTGCGGCACGGCGGAGGCGAATGCGAATGTCACCGGCGCTTTATACGAGAAGGCGATGGGCGGCGATACCGCGGCCCAAATCTTCTGGGTGAAGGCAAGAGCACATTGGCGGGAGAAGGAGCCGGAGAAGCCAATTCCGAGCTCCGATGCCGAGCAGATTTCGCACAACGTCATCGCGCTACCCGACAACAATCGAGATCCGGAACTGACGGAGGAGCTACGGAAAACTCAGGAGAAATATTACGCCAGAAAACAGCGGCGACAAACGCGTCACCCGAACAAAATATTTAGTTCCGACACAGAGTAAAATTTGGGACTATCATTGTAGGAAATGGTTTTATGTCGACATTATTCCTTACACAACCCTGCTTGATAAGGAAGTTTATCTTCTCGTCAAGCACCAGCCATCTTAGTCCGACTTACGAGATGATGATCAATCTGCCCGAGGCGGAATTTGTGCATCTCGAAAAAGCGCGTGGGCATTTGCCCGATAACTGTCGAGATCTGGCTCTCGGCGATAAGCGACAGCGGGCCTCGGCGCTGGGAGCATGATGATGTTGGCCTCACGCATTGCAATAATTTCGGCGCAGTCCGGGCCGCAGACTGTGTTTCTGCGCACGCCCGCGGACATCGCCATTTACGGCGGCGCGGCGGGTGCTGGGAAAACCTTCGCACTGCTCATGGAGGGGTTGCGCCATGTTGGCCGGGTTCCGAACTTCACAACGGTGATCTTTCGCCGCACCATGCCGCAGATCACGCATCCTGGAGCGTTATGGGATGAGAGCCTAAACCTCTATCGCTGGACCGGCGGTATCCCGCACTTAGTAGCGCGCGAGTGGCGCTGGTCGCGCGGCGGCAAGATCAAGTTCGCACACTTGCAGTTTGATTCCACGGTCTATGCCTGGCAGGGCACACAGATTGCGTTGATCTGTTTCGACGAACTGACTCATTTTACGAAACACCAGTTCTTTTACATGATCAGCCGCAACCGCTCGACCTGCGGCATCCGGCCTTATATCCGCGCGACGTGCAATCCGGACGCGGACAGTTGGGTCGCCGAGTTTGTCGCGTGGTGGATCGACCAGGAGACTGGCTTTCCGATCGCCGAGCGGGCCGGGGTTATGCGTTATTTTGTCCGCGTTTCGGACGAGATCGTGTGGGCCGATCGGCCCGAAGACTTGCTGCAATACCTGCCACAACCTGGAAATCTGCCCCCCGGCTTCGACCTGCCACGGCCAATCAGCGTCACGTTTATCCCGGCGACGGTGTTCGACAACCATGCCCTGTTGCAGGTCAACCCGGAATATCTTGTTTCTTTGCTGTCGCTACCATTGCTCGAACGCGAGCGGCTGTTAGAAGGCAATTGGAAGATCCGGCCCGCGGCCGGGCTCTACTTCAAGCGGCAGTGGTGTGCTGTCGTCGACGAGGTTCCGGTGGATCTCGACATTGTCCGCTATTGGGATCTCGCCGCCACCGAAAAAACCGAATTCAACGATCCCGATTGGACGGTCGGCATTAAGCTCGGCCGCGATCGGAACGGCGGCTACTGGCTGCTCGATATGGTGCGCTGGCGGGCCAATCCTGGTGATGTCGAGAGGTTAATGCTCAACACCGCGACACAGGACGGTAAACGGGTGCGCATCGGGTTCGGCCAAGATCCGGGGCAGGCGGGCAAGAGTCAGGTGCTTCACCTGGTGCGCGCACTCAGCGGCTTCACCGTCGCGGGAGCTCCGGAGAGCGGCAACAAGATCACGCGGTTTGGACCGTTCAGCTCGCAGTGCAACGCCGGCAATGTGAAGGTCCTGCGAGGCTCTTGGAACGAGGAGCTATTCCGCGTCCTCGAAGGCTTCCCAGATTTAGCGCATGACGATGAGGTCGACGCCTGCAGCGGAGCCCTGGAAATACTCAACCCGCAAATGAAGGGCGAGGGCATCTTCGAACTCTACCGCCGGCGAGCAGAGGCGGCGAAGCAGCGCAACAAGCCACAACCGATTAAAACCCTGCCTCAGCCCGGCTCAATGGAGTGGTTCGAGGCGCAGAAGAAAAAGAGCTGAACCATAGCGGCTCCTGGGCGATCGCTTGCACCGAGGATCGCCGCGCGGAACTCGGCCGCCGATTTGTCGCGCATGACGAAAATCGGCGTCGTAACCTACTGTGCCTTTGTCACTTTTCTGCGGTACTGTTGAAGTCGGGCATGGCTGGCCGAGACCAGAGCCGCTTGGCGCGATGGCCATGACATTGGCGGTCGGACCCCAGTGGAGAGGGTTCGACGCTGAACTTACTACCTCGACTACTGAACGAGACTGGTGGAGATCCCGATATCATTCTCAGCAAAGATCGGTTCTGCAAACACAGTACGGTTCTCAGCCAAATGGCTTCGCCAGATCGATCCGTTGTCGCGCGCGAAACACGGTGCGCTCACCGGCCTTGAGATCGGCCGAGACGATCCACAACCGGAAGGCCACATTGAGGGGATCGATGCGCAGCGCGGACCAGAAACTGAGCTCGCCGATCCGATGCTGTTTTGCATGGCAGGCAGTGCACAGAGGAACGGCGTAGCGATCGCCCGGCTTCATTCCGACCCCACCATCGGATCCGGTGCGGACATGCGCCGGTTCCGATGGCGCGGCTCTGCCGCAGGCCACACAGGGGAGCTGACGGATAAAACTCAGGTGCTGTCCTCGCCTCCGGGAGTCGAGCTTGGGTTTGCGGCGTGCAACGGTGCGGGGAATGCGGGCGGCGCGCATCGGTCTTACGAGCGGCCCGCGCGTTCGGGTTCAGGCGGAGCTGAAGGTGGATTGGGCCGGGCGATGACGGCTTGTTGGGTCACGGGGCGATCTCCAGACTTGCCCGGAACGCCGCCTTCAACGCCAATTTCCCGTGCGCGACCGGTGCCTCAGTGGTGGTGCCGATCTTTTCCATGACGCGCTCGATAAAGAAGTTGACGATCTGCAATTGACGGTCGAGCGCCTTGATGAAGGTCTCATCCGGTTCCACCCGCAGGACGACCTTGGGAAGCACGTCATGCCAGCAGAGGATGTCGACCCAACTGCGCTGTGAGCATAGAGCTGGCCCTGCAATTGCGGCCGGAAGCGTTCATTGACCTCGTCGGAAAGCCAGTATTCGACCTGAGTGTGCGGCAGCGGGGCCTTGATCTCCAACAGACCGTCATCGCCGACGAGCCGGTCGGGACTGCATCCGACCGTGCGCGCGTCATCGGTGATGAAGCCCACCTTCTGGACGGTGACGTCGTGATCGAATTCATACCAATCGGCCGCCTCGGCCTCGACGATGACGCCGCGTTCCATCGCCGGCGAATGATAAAACTCGATTTTCCGCTGCAGGATCCGCTCGGCAATCAGCAGGCAGGCGTATTCACGCCACTGTTTCGACGGTTTCCCTTGCGGTGTGATGATCTTGTGGAAATTGGAGCTCGTCGGGATCCCGAGCTTGAGGCGGTCATACGCTTCGGAATATTGCGCCACGTCATGAAGGATTGGCATGAAGGACCTCGGCCTTAGCGATCTGTTCCTCGAGTGTGCTGATGGCCTTGCGATAATCCGGGGCGGCGATCGTCGCGACAGCGGCCGCGAGAGAGCCGGCTTCCGCGATGCTCTGGGCCTTCATGTATTTGAGAAACTTCGGCCCCGCCTTTGCCCGTTTCATGAGATCGAGAATTGTCTTCGTCTGGGCCTCGTCGATCGGTC